AAATGATTGGGATGCTATCTTTGAAGTGCTGAACGCAGTCAAGGCAGAACTGAAAGAGTTCTTTCCCTACAAACATCTTGAGGTCTATGGTGCAGAGGCAGATGATATCATTGCTGCACTGTGTGGTGAGTTGGAGTTCGACAACGGTAAGACGTTGATCCTGTCAGGAGACAAGGATTTCATTCAGTTGCAAAAGTTTCGTAACGTGACACAATACAGTCCCATCACTAAGAAATTTGTCAATGGTCTTGATCCAGATATTTATCTGAGTGAGCATGTTCTGAAGGGTGACAGCAGTGATGGTATTCCTAACGTGTTATCACCAGATAATACCTTCGTGGATGGACTGCGACAGAAACCTCTGAGCAAGAAGAAAATTCAGGCTATGGTCGAGGGGAATTTTCCTAACGATGAGGTCAAACGAAACTACCAGAGAAACAAGAAACTAATTGATCTAAAAGAATCACCGCCTGAGTTGTATATGGAATGTATTGACGCATACCAAGATTCGCCAGAAGGTGACCGTAGCAAACTACTAAATTATTTTACACAGAAGAGGTTGCGTAACCTCGTTGAATCGATAGGAGAATTTTAATGGCAATCGACACATACACACGCAGTTTTGCTGAAATCTTGACACAGGTTTCTAAGATCAAAACAAAGAAAGAGAAAGTTCAATTTTTGAGGCATTACCAGACTGATGCACTTCGCATGATCTGCAAGTCTTCTTTTGACCCTAAAATTGAATGGGAACTACCAGAAGGTGATGTACCATATCGAACAAATGATGCTCCAGAGGGAACAGATCATACCTTGCTTCAGAAAGAGGTTCGCCGACTGTATCACTTCATCAAGGGGGGAAATCCTGCTCTAAAACAAAACAAGCGTGAGATGATGTTTGTCCAGCTGCTTGAGGGCCTTCATTCCGATGAAGCAGAACTATTGATTGCTGCAAAGAATAAGGCCTTGCATCGTAAGTACAAGGGCCTATCTGATAATGTGGTTAAGGAAGCATTTGATTGGGATGATGATTATATCCGAGTCGAACAAGATCAGTATCCTCAATCAAAAGGGTTGGCATCTGGCTAACTTTTTTTGAGTTTCCTTTAGAATCAATGATTTATCATGTACGATTTTTGTTGACAAACCCTATTTCCTATGTTATTATATATTATAAACTGAGGAAACAACGGAGAGACACCATGAACAACGAAATGAAAACCCTGATTGAGAACATCAAAGCAGACTATGCCGATGTTCGGTACAGTGCTGGTAACAGTGAGATTCGCAAGAAGATGATTGCTGAGTTCAACGAGAAGATTACCTACAAAGTTGGTAATAAGTACATCAAAGTCTTCAACGAAGGTGGTGGTGTTTGGGGTTTTGTTGTCAACACTGATAACGACAAGAAGTTCAAGAAGGGCGACATCCTGAAAGCCGCTGGTTACTCTGTTGCTGCTCGGAACTTTGCCCGTGGTAACATCATTGATGGTGGTTACACTGTTCGTTGGACGGGAGCCTAACATGAAGAAGATTGCTACAATTGCGATTGAAACCCTGTTCATGTTAACCCTATTTGCGGCGGGGTGGTTTGCCCTCGTCGTATTTTAGGGGTTGACAAACCCTTCTGGGTATGGTAACATAAGATATAATCGAAAAAGGAGACAACTTATGAATTACGTCAATGTTATAGGTTCTACTAAGATGAAACGTGACCTCGTTGAGAGTGCGGTTGTCTTCTGCATCAGTGAGCTAATGCCTCGGATGCGAACTCTTGAGATTGAGGTCAATATCAAAAACCTCAAGAGTGACGGTGTTGCTGGTTGGTGTTACGAAGGTGATGGTAATCGGGACTTCTATATTGATGTTGATAAAAGTCTTACTGGTGCAGAGCTGTTATGCACTGTGTGTCATGAAATGGTGCATGTCTGGCAGAGTGCCACTCGCAAGATGAAGGACATGACTTTTGGTCGTAAAATGTATATGGGTAAGGTCTATGATGAGACTACTGCATATGAGGATGAGCCTTGGGAGATTGAGGCGTATGCCATGCAGGGTGATCTGTTGAAAAAATTTGGTGAGGAGTATGTAGTATGAGTAAGATGAAAAACTATATAATGGAAATCGAATATTTTTGTGATGAATGTTGGGGTGCATCTCCTACTGATTGCATAACAGGCGAAGATACCACTGCTGATGATATAGTAAGACAGGTTGGTGCGTACTTCAAGAGCAACGAAGCAACTAAGTACGCCAAACGGTATCTCACTGAACAAATGGGTGCAGCATGAATTCTCTTGAAGCAGCAATCATTGGGTTACTGATTGTAATACCGCAACCCGCAGCAAAAACAATTATGCCGGACATGCCTGACAGGTCAGCCGAGTGCTTGGCCATTAACATGTATCATGAGGCAAGAGGTCAGGGTATTGCAGGGGAACTTGCAGTTACTGCGGTTGTATTGAACCGTGTTAATGATAAAAGATATCCTAATACCATCTGTGAAGTGGTGGAGCAAGGCCCAACACGAGTATCACAGAAATCTCCTAACGTGACCTATCCAATTAAAAACAAGTGTCAATTTAGTTGGTATTGTGATGGTAAGAGTGATATACCAACTAATAAGAAGATATATAATAGAATGCTTACTCTTGCAAAAGCAATTCTTAGTGATAAGTTTCATTTTGTAGACATTACTGAAGGTGCAACGCATTATCATGCTAACTATGTTTTGCCGTATTGGGCAAAAACGAAAACGAAAACTGTAGTGATACAGGATCATATTTTTTATAGGTGGGAGAAATAAATGCCAACTAATTTTGAGAATGTCAAACTTTTCATGAATACCTTTGATCAAGAAGTCAAAAAATCACCAAAACTACCTTCTGAAGAGGTAGTAGATTTGCGTCTAGACTTGATTGAGGAAGAGCTTCAAGAACTAACAACTGCTTCATATAATGAAGATATGGTTGAAATTGCAGATGCTTTAACTGATATTCTATATGTCACTTATGGTATGGGTGCTGCTTTAGGTATTGACCTTGATAAATGTTTTGAGGAAGTGCAGCGTTCAAATATGAGCAAACTAGGCGCAGATGGCAAACCTATCTATCGGGAAGATGGCAAGGTGATGAAGGGTCCAAATTATTCACCGCCAAATTTACAAAGGATGGTAATGCCTGGAGATATTAGGTGAGTCACTTTAGGTTTATCGAGAAGGACATTGATGTAAGTTCCATCCTTGCTGATATCAAGGATGAGGATTGGGCAATAGCAGGATCACTAAAAGGTGCTGCTGGAGATACGAAACCATATGGATTTCTACCTCTCACAATGGCCGCAGTAAAGAGTGCTGATGATGATCCTAAGAAGACTGAGCTGCAACAGAACACTCCTATGTACTATCGTTATCCCGGTATCAGAAAGTGGTTGAAGACTTATAAACTTCATAGGCATTCACGAGCAGCATTCTTTAGATTGAAGCCAGGAGAGTCATTGGGACGCCACATCGATGAGGGTGAATATTATCTAACACGAGATAGATACCATCTATCGTTACAGGGAACATATCTCTATACGGTTGAAGATGAATCTCATCAGATCGAACCCGGCACATTTTTCTGGTTTGACAATAAGAGAGTTCATGAATCGTATAACAATGGTGATGTTGATCGTTTGACCTTTGTTTGGGATGTTCCCAAAGGTAGGAAAAATCCGTGACTGATAATGTAGTTTCTCTGACAGAGCTGATTGAATCTAGACTCAAGAAGCAACAGGAAATTGATTATTATCAAGAGACTCTAATAAGACTGCAAAGGAAAATTGGCGAGTTGAATAAAGAGGTTGATATTACCACCTTAATTATTGATATGATTGAGACTGAAAGGGTCTTGACAATTGATGAGAAAAGAGGTAAGATGTTATTGTTGGATGAAACAAGGAAAGAAGAATGAATATTTTTTATCTAGACCGTGACCCTGTGATTGCTGCACAGATGATGTGTGATAAGCATGTGGTTAAAATGATCCTAGAAAGCGCACAGATGCTCTCTACAGCGCATCGTGTCCTTGACGGGGATGAGTATGCGGATCGTAGGGGTCTGTATAAACTGGCGCATAAGAACCATCCTAGCACTATCTGGGTTCGTTCCAGTTTGGAAAATTACACATGGTTGTATGATCACATGGTTGCTCTCATGGTAGAGTACACTTATCGGTATGGCAAACACCATGCTACAGAACGGTTGCTTGCACCATTGTTTAAGTCTCCCAAGAATATGAATTTTGAAACATTCTTTTCTGATCCACCTCAGTGTATGCCCGAAGAGTGCAAAGGTGATGACACTGTGATTGCTTATCAGAAATACTATATAGTAGAGAAATCAAACTTTGCTACATGGAAAAGCAGAGCTGTACCGGAGTGGTTTAATGCAAAGAGAGAGTTACTGGGAGTACATGGGGCGGCGAATTCGTGAAGATGAAATGTACGTTGGTCCAACTAAGATAGAATCAGAATTATTGAAACGAGTTGAAATGTTAGAACGTAAAATAGAAGAACTTGGTTATGACCGGAACAATTGGAGTTGAATTTATAATGCCTACATATATATTTTATGACCGTAATACAAAAAAAGAATGGAATGAGATGATGTCTGATTCTGAACGAGCGCAATTCTTGGAGAATAATCCTCATATCAATCAAGTTCCCGGTGGATTTGCCTATGTGGGAGATCATATTATGGGGGTTGGTCCTAAACAAGACGGTGGTATGACAGAGAACCTTCAACGGATTGCAGCTGCACATCCCGGCTCTGCCCTTGCAGATCGTTACGGTGGCGAACCCACCAAACAGCAAAAAACTCGTAGTGTTCTCAAAAAACACGGTGTAATATAGTATAAATATAATCGATGCAGGCGAGATATCAAACTTCAGCAAGGGACGCATAATGTCTACGCAAGCTGGGAAGTCACTCCGCCCATGCATCAGAGGGGGGTCTGCGTTTGGAGGCCCCCCTCTTATTCCAAGGATATACAATGGCAAGCACTAAAAAGAACAAAGAAATTAATCAAAGTAGTTTAGTAACAATCAAACCTATCACAGAAAATCAAAAGATAGTGTTTGATTCGTTTAAGAATGCAAAGAACCAATTCCTATTTGGTGCTGCGGGTACTGGCAAAACATTTAGTGCGCTGTATCTTGCAATGCAGGCAGTTATGGATTTAAAAACCAAATATGAGAAGGTAATTCTTGTTCGGTCCCTTATTCCTACACGGGAAATTGGTTTCCTGCCGGGTGATGAGGAAGATAAGGCTGCACTATATCAGATTCCATATCAGAATATGGTACAGTTTATGTTTGAGCAACCTAACGAGCAATCATTCAATAATTTATATGACCGTCTCAAGGGCCAAGGTACACTCTACTTTCTATCAACTTCTTTTCTAAGAGGATTGACATTTGATAACGCAATCATTATAGTAGATGAATGTCAAAACCTAAACTTCCATGAGCTGGATACAATCATCACTCGTGTTGGCCAGGACTCAAAAATTATGTTCTGTGGAGACTTTGATCAAAGTGATTTGCAAAGAACAAATGAGAAAAATGGTTTACATAGTTTTCTTCGAATCTTAGAACAGATGGACGAATTTAACTGCACGGAATTTACTGTCGGTGATATTGTACGGAGTGGCTTTGTTCGGTCTTATCTTATCAATAAAATTAAACTAGGAATAGGAATGGATTAATGAATTTACAAGTAAGGATTATCGTGTTAACATAATGTTTAATCATGTAGGAGTAGAGTTGCAGCCTATAAAGGCAACAAACCAAAATGGTGTTCGTCTATACACAACACCAGAGGGTAATAAGTACCCATCAATCACAACAGTCCTATCAGTTCGTAATAAGAAAGGTCTGATGGAATGGCGTAAAAGAGTGGGTAATGAAGTTGCCAACCATGTAGCACGAACTGCTGCAAATCGTGGTACTAAGGTTCACCATATGTGTGAAGATTACCTCAACAATATGGAGTCTAATTTTCCCAAGGAGTGGGAAAAACACAAGAAGAATTTTCTTCCATATTGTCTTTTTAGTCAATTAAAATCTGTTCTTGGTAATATAGATAACATATATGCACAAGAAGCAGGGTTGTATAGTGATAAATATAAAGTAGCGGGCAGGGTTGATTGTATTGCAGAGTACAATGGTGTGCCGTCGATTATCGACTTCAAAACATCAACCAAAGAACGTAAAGATGAGTGGAATGAAAACTACTACATTCAAGGTTCTGCATATGCAGAGATGTTCGGAGAAAGAACTGGTATTGAAATTTCCCAAGTGGTTATTTTAGTTGTTACCGAAGATGGAACTGTGCAGGAGTTTATAGAAGATAAACACTCGTATCTTGATGTTCTCACAGAAACCGTTACGGAATGGAGAGAGAAAAATGACATTCAAGATTACGTTCCTAGCAATAATGATTTGCTGCTTGTTCCCAACAGTAGGTAATGCACAATTAACACCTGTGAATAAAGTTGTTGCCTGTGGCAATTCTACTTTTGTGTTAAATGCTATTAAGAAATATGAGGAAAATCCTGTGATGACGTTTAGCAATGCTCAAACGGGTTTGCAAACCATAGTGTTTATCAACAAAGAAACAGGTTCAGCAACCATTACAGAGTCGTCAAGTGACGGTAGTTTTATGTGTATTATTAGTAGTGGCACCAAAGAGTGGGCACAAAAAACTTCTTTAGGGGGTTGACATTGTTCTTTTTGTGTGGTATAAATAACATACAATTCAAGGATAATCAATATGGCTGAAGAAAAAGAAGATGACTACGACCCTGATGGAAAGTTTGGTGGTACATACGATTGGAACCTTGCTGCCCTAATAACTAAAGCTATCAA